ACCGAGTACATGCGTTTCAACAACATGAGTGGTGCGTCCACGGTTGGTGACGACTACGTTGCTTACGATGACATCTATCTTCTTGAAGTTGATGCCACGGCACCTAATGACTTCCTTGGTTCCAAGGTGCGAGTCCTCAGCCTTCCGCCTGATGCCGATGCTGGCACCAACCAGTGGACACTCTCTTCTGGGAGTGCGGCCCACTACACTTACATCGACGAGAATGGTGCAGACTCCGCTGACTATCTACAAGAGTCCACCAATGGTAATGCCGACATGTTCGACTTCACGGACACCGCAGCCAGTGGGGAGTTCATCGCAACCAAGGTTGAGGCAGAGGCAATCGCTATTACCACGACGAGCCATACTCTGGATGTGCGTCTCAACTCTAATGTAACCGTCACCGAGACCAATCATGCTGTGACTAGCACTACTGCTTACATAGTGGTAGCTCACTATGACGCTTTAGACCCTAATACAGGTTCTGCCTGGACTCAAGGCGGCATTGACGCCGCAGACGTTGGTATACAATTCAACACGTAAGGTGCAAACATGTCAATTGATTTCTTTGAAGGTTTTGAAACTGTAGGCACCGAATTGGGTCTCGTCAATCAGGCGACTACTCGCCCACGCATCGCTCTGCGTTGGGACGAGACTTCCGCTGGTGGCATCCCATCGAGTGACTCTTTCTTTCTGATTGACGACTTCGTCTCAGAAGGCTATGCTATCCAGATGGGCAGCAACAACTTCTCCAGCGGCAACAAGCTAGGGATGAATATCCCGGCAGCTAAGCATGAGGCACCCGGTGCTTCAGCGAGGACATGGATTCTGGGTGCCCGTGTGCATATCCCAATCACGTCTGTCTCCAACTGGAACATCTTTTTGGTTCAAGGTTTGTTTGGCGGGAGCAGCATCACAAGTGTTATCGGTCTTCAAGCACAAAACGGCACTGACCTTGTCTGCCTTCGTGCCGACCCTGGAGCGTTCACGATTGCGACTGCTGCCAGCGTATTGACTCCTGGTGCTTGGCACTATGTCGAGTTCAAGTTCAAGATCGCCGAGTCTGCTGATGGTGGATTCGTTCAAGTCTACTTGGATGGCAGCGAGGTCATTGCCAACACTGCGGCTGATACCAACAATGCTTTGACCACTGCGTTTTCAGAGTGGCAGATGGAGAACGTAGGCAACCCCACCACTGCTTCTGGCAACTATGTTGGGTATGATGACATCTATCTGGTTGATACCAGCGTGTCTCCACACACCGACTTCCTGACTCCTGTGAGAGTCAGGAGTCTGCCACCAAACTCCGATGTTCTGAACGCTTGGGATTCCTCACCATCGGGCGGCACCAACTATGAGCGGGTTGACGAGAATGGGGCAGACGCCTCTGACTTGGTCGAGACGGACGTAGATGGAGTACGTGATCGCTATGGTATCACTAACCTAGCAGACTCTGAGACTGCTCTGGCTGTCAAGATGGAAGCAGAGGTCATCAACCAGACTGGTGGTTCTCCGTCTATCCACTTGGAGATTAGGTCTGGCACTTCTACTGATACCAGTGAACACGTTATTACTAGCACAACTGCTTATGAGGTTATCACTCTCTATGCTGATAACGATCCAGCAGGCGGTGCGTGGACCAACACCGCAGTTGATGCTGTTCAAGCCGGATACCTCTTCAAGAATAACGTAGTCTAATATGCCTATTCGCGTATCAAATGTAACGTCTCAGATTCTATTCAATCCGGCTGAAATTTTTCAGACGGTGAATGATCCGATTACGTTCACCGAAGAACCGTTCGCTCGAAAGCTGCGAGTCTCGAACACCACGTTCCAGGTTCTGCAATTGCAGGATGGGCAGTTCTCATTTGCCACCAACACGTTGGCATTGACCGACACAGTGTTGTTTCTGAATGATGCTGGCTCGCGTCAGGCTATCTTTGACACGCTAGCTCTCACTGATGAAGCCAACGCTCCGCAACATCCATTCATCACAGACGTGCTTGCCTTCACGCAGGTTGGTCGCCCAAGCATCTGGAACATCGACCTGCTTCAGGACATCTTCCTGCATGATCACGTCGGCACATGCTCTGGAGCACCGTGGTCTGCAATCTCAATAACCGACACGCTTGAGTTCGTGGATGTTGCTGGTCAGGCTTGGCCAGTCACAGTAACAGACCCGATCACTTTCTCCGACTTGGTCGAGACCTCGACTGCACCTGATGGTGGTGGTCACTTCATCGACTTCGCACAGTCGGTTAGTGCTGGCCTCGGCTACGAACTTACATCTGAACTGGTGTTCACTCACGTCATTCAGTCGTTCTCTGACTTCCTCAGATCGGCCACTGATGCTAATGTGGTTGAGCACGCTATGACCTACTACATCGACAGCGGCTGCAACAGAAAGCAGTACGCTAGGTTCGTGGGCGAAGGCACCGCAGAGGGTCTCAACGAGCAGAGGTTGGTGTTCGACGCCAGCTTCGTTCTGGAGTCCATTTCTGATGGCACCGTGCTGATTCTTCGCTCGCCGGAAACCGATGATGGCGACCGCCTTGGCTTCAATCGAATCAACCGCGAGTCTCGTGGCGGCGAACTGAATGTCTTCAGTGATCCTAACTGGGCTGAGGTCAACACGCTCCTATTCACGGTCACTGCTCTCCCAGGTGGCAAAGGCAACTGCCCGGACACCATCGAGAGCCTGCTCACATTCATGCAAGACAACCTTGGTAAGGAAATCTATCTGCATGACTGGACCGGCACGTCGTGGCGTGGTGTGATCACCGTTCCAGATGAAGCCGCTACCGAGGACGCCGATGGCTGGTGGACAGTCTCATTCGAGTTCGAGGGCATTGCCTCCGAGGGTGGCGTCCCGCAGAGCAGCCTATCCATCACGCAGACCATGACGATGAACGCCGATTGGAATCGGTCCCTGTCTGACACGCTCGTCATCGAAGACACTGCCCATGCTGGAGGCAGCATCTACCTATCTCTGGCAGACACGCTTTCAATTGCAGACACCATCACTGGCACTCAAGAGATCACGGTGCTTCACGACAACCACGGCAGCGGTGCGACCTCGGTCACACTGGATGGTCAGTCACCAGATACCGGCAGTGGCACATGGCGTGCTCACACCAACTACCTGGATGACGGCACCATGGCTGCCAACACAAACGCAGGTGCTTACTATGCGTTCACCCCGGTTGACGGAACTGTCTATGAGTTGACTTTCTCAGCGGCTAATGTGGTAACCTACAGCAGTGGCGAAAACTGCATCTTCGGATTCTTTGAAGGCATTGCAGCCAACAACTCCATCGTCGGTTCCACGGCAGACGGCACGTTCGATCCTACGGCTGCGAAGGCTGTGCATCTCATGCGTGAGACTGGCGTCAGCACTCGCAACAACGCCTACCGCCGTGGGGCAGACAGCGATGGAACGGCAGACACGGTTGCGTGGACCGATGTAACACTCAATGCCAGCCCGGACGCTGTCCTTGATCTTCGGATCACTCTGGACACCACTGGTGGTGCAGGCAACTGGACTGCTCAGTGGGAAGCCAAAGGCGTCATCTCTCCGACCTACACCGAAGTTGGCCCTGCTACTGCCTTACTCAGTGAGAACATTGGGGCGGTCGGTTGGTCGAACGATTCCAGTGCAACAAAATCCAGCCTCGATCAAATCCGTCTAACAGAATTGAGACCAGTATGAGTTTCATAATTCAAGCACCATATCCTGGTCTGAAGACCACGTTGCTCCTGCCTTCCCCGAATCGTGGCAACAACGAGCAACTGCGTGCTAGCATACAGACTCTTCGGGCAATTGACGGCACACTCTACACCTACGTGAAACCTAAGCGTGGTCGGCGTGCCTTCCGTTGGGAGTTCCTGACCGCTAAGGATAAAGCACTCGAAGTCAAAGAGTTCGTTTCCAAGTATAATGGCGGGCTGGTCAAGACTGTAGACCACGAAGACGTTCTGCGTATTGGATACATCACAATCAATCCACTAGAGACAAGAGGCGAGGGTCGTGCTGGTGGTTGGGGTAAAATCCAAGAGGCAGTTTCCTTCACCATCGAATTTGAAGAGAGAGTGTAATGCCAAGAACATTCAATCCAGCAATCCAGGGAGAGATCGACAAGCAGTTCGCAGGCGAGCCTATGATCGTCGTCGAAGTGAATTGGGTCGATGACGCTTGGGTTGCATACACAGATCGAAAGCTGAACGGTGCGGAATATCCGTATCCGTTGCTTCTGAATATCAGCCAATTTGACTCAACACGTATTGTGACTGGCGGCTCGGACTCCCAGCAGACTACGTTGACGTTCAACGACATCGACGGAACCCTGCGAAACATCATTGATAACAATGACATCCATTTGAGACCTGTGCGAATCTATCTCACCTTCCAAGGTTTGCCGGTCGGGGAAAAGGCTCTGATGTTTGAGGGAGTGATCAACTCCCCAATCGTTTGCGATGATGGCGGACGCACAATCACCTTTGATGTTCTCAGTAAGCTAGAGTCCATCGAGGCTGGCTTCACGATGGAGGACGGCGACTTCCCGTTCATTGATCCTGCCGACCGCAACAAGCCTTGGCCACTTGTGTTCGGCAGCGTGTGTAACATGGAAGCCGTGCAGGTTCGCGGTACTCGCAAGGGATTCCTTGGCGAGGGCGTGGGCGTTGCAGACCCAACCATCGAAGAACGCCTCTGTCAGGCTCGGAAGCTACAGTGTCCGACGATCACGAACACCGTGTCCAGCGACGACGGCTCTGGTAACGATCAGACCGCGAGTGCTGGCAACACGGGTGGCACGGCTCTATCGTTTGCCAACGTGCGACAGGGCAAGGTCGATCCGCAATGCGTCAAGCGGAAGCACGACAAAATCTGCGAGATTCTGTTCGAGCGGGAGCAGCAGGGGCAGTACGTCAAGACTCAGTTCACCGTCCGCGACGGCGACCAGTTTCCGCAGGCACCTGAGAAAATCACGATCCAGATCAACGAGGTCAAGTTCGAGGGCACGATGAGCGGCGAGACGTTCACGGTCATAAACACGTTCTACCCGAACCCACCTGACAACCCGCCGTGCGTGGACACTCCCGATCCGTCGTGGGGTTTCCGCTGGGGACCAGGAGCAGGCGACGACGGCATCCCGACCACAGTGGCTGGTTGCGAGTCCGGTCAAGGCTACGACTTCAGCAAGGACATCCAGGGCGGCTCAGGCGAGTCGTGGGAATACTTCAATGCGTTCGACCGTGGTGCCTTCATCTGGCTGCCACCGGGGTCGCAGGTGCTGCTGGCTGATGAAGCCGAAGTGCTGAACATTGTTTCGCTGCTGCCCGGCACGGTGGATCAGGTGGCTGCGTACCGCAACTTCAGCGACACGGCACTCCTGACGACTCTGCCGACCGATCTCTACACAGTGCAGACTACGGATTATGGTGGTTATGACGTTGTTGAGATTGTTTTGGATGCTCCGCTTTCTACCATTGATACCGAGGGGCTGGCTACTTGGGACGATGAAATCTTCGTTTCTTTCACAAGTTCTGTTGGACCAAACACCGCTGATATTATACAATGGTTAGTAGAGACCTACACCGACCTGACTGTGGACGCTGCGTCGTTCGCGTCAGTGAATAGTGATCTCACCAAGTACCCGATGGGATTCTTCAGGAAGTCCCGTCCACGAGTTCTGGACTTGATCCGCGACATCGCCTTCCAGGCACGCTGCGGCGTCTTCATCCGAGACAACGTGATCTACTTGGTTTACCTGAGCCGCGAACCTACTTCGATCAAGACGCTGACCGACAGCGACATCTTGCCGAACACGTTCCGCATTACGCACACTGGCACTGAAGACCTCGAAACTCGTTCGACCATTTCCTGGAGCGAAGGCGAGGCGGGAATCTTCAAGACCGACGAGACAGATTTCGAGTTCGTGATCAAGCACAACGTGCCGAAGTACGGCATCTTTGATGCGAGCTACGACTACTACACGTACAACATCTTTGAACTGGTGGAGAAGTCTGCCACGTTCTGGTCGATTCGTAACAGTAACACCTGGAAGCATGTGGAGTTTGAGACTCCCATGATTCACTTGAACTTGGATATTTTCGATGCCATCACTATCAATACCACTAAGTTTGGACCTATCAAGGTTGTCATCGAGCAAGCGGTCTACAACATTGATTCCAACACGATCAACTTCAAGTGCTGGACGCCGGTACGTGCGGGGGAGTCGGAGGAATACTTGTGGGCTTGGCCAAGCCAACAGGATGGTGCTGCTATCCATCCCTTGGCGGATCAAGGCTCGGAGGCTGGGGATGGTTTCGACGTGCAAGTCATCCCGCCCGAAGACCACCCGCTCCGTGGTGCTTATGATCCCGATACGTCTGTGCTCAACACAGATGGAGACAAACATCCCAGCGATCTTGACGATACAACCCCGACGCTCGTCTGTAAGGTCTCGACAGGCAACGAGATTGCCGACGACATCGAACCCGTGTTTGATCCGTTCGAGCCGCTTGCGGAAAAGAACTTCGAGGACAAGCTAGACAACATCGAAGCCGGTAACGGCACGAGCTATAACCTGGAAGACTCCGATGGCGAAACTGCGTGCGGCGATCCTGGACCGGCAAACGGAGGCTGCGTCTACGAAGTGACTATCCATTACATCACTCCAGCGGCAGTGACGAACTGGAAGGTCGGCGGAAGCAAGGCTTGCACTGGTGGTATGCCTTATACTGCTGGTCCTTGTGGTTGCAGTTGCCCTGGTCGTCCTTGCTTCGGTGGCCAGCATACCTTCTGCCACTCGTTTGGTGCGTTGTTCGCAGCGACATCATTCCAGAGTCAGAAGAAAGCTGAGGCAGCACAGTTGTGGAATAATGGACTGTACCAGTGCGGCAAGACAGACATACTCCAAGCTGGCCCGATCAAAGGCATAGAAGGAACTGGACCAGAAGGATTCAATGAGTGCGAAGACGTAGCTGAGATTCCAGACCCAGAAGCACCTGGGGCAGACGGAGGGCAAATTAGGCAACCTGGATTGAGTGGTGGAGACCCAAGCAACGCACCTGATATTGGAGACCTATGATAGACTGTAAACACAAGTGGCCTATGGTTATCACAAACCGTGGGTTCAATACTGAGTTCTGCACACTATATGGAAAGAGTGTCAATGACACAATCTGTTCTCAGTGTGAGGACTGTGAAGGCAAGACACCGAAGGAACATGTTCCCAATGTTCACTTCCCTCGAAGGAACGAGGAAGAGTTGCAGCAGATCAAACAGGTTTGCGATGGTTGCCCGCTGCTGCGGCTCAAGCATCAGACTTGCAAGAAGATGCCGGGTGAAGATCACCCGGTAGACATAGTTGCTCAACATCCCAATAACCACTGCCCAGAAGACAAATGGTAGACTGCAACAAACGACAGCGAGAGAAGATCAAGGGCGAGATACATCACAGGTGCATCCACCCTGAAGCGGAAACCAAAGGCGAGATTGTGCCACTCGAAGTGTGCCGAGCCTGTCCGCTGATCAACCTCGTGAGTAGAACACCTTGTGCGGAGAAGCGTAAGGAAGACATGATCAATGGCGTTATCAGAGCGTCTGGTCAGACTCCCGTCCCGCCTCCGACACAAACTGTGAAGACACTGCCGGTGCTCGATAACCCGGAGTTCCCTATGTGCCCTTATCGCTATAAGGGACAAGAGGGACATGTGTGCTCGATTACGAATCTCGGAGTGGACTCCGAGATTTGTCATCGGTGCGATGCGAAGACGAGGGTGGAAGAGAAGAAAAACCAAGCGAAGCTAGGAACCAAGGTGATGAATTACTTTGGTGCCGTGCGTCGTTGGGTTGCTAGTGGAAGTCCAACAAGGACACCCGAAGAGGTGAAAGAATTGTTCGAGACTCACTGCAAGGGATGCGAGATGTACGACGAGGAGAAGCACGCCTGCAAAACCTGCGGCTGCAACATTGCTCCTGTCGGCGATCCTCTAGCAAACAAGTTAGCCATGGCGACCGAGCATTGTCCGCTCGGTAGATTTTAGTAACCCTCTTTCCTAGGAGAAACAATGGGTATTTACACTGACCTTGCTTCGACGAGTCCGATTCCCGGCAAGCCTCGCGTTGGCTTGGATCGCACGTCGGGCGAACAACTGCTGTCGAAGGCAGCGTTGCACGACCCCTCGGTCGGATCGGCTTACGCCGGTGCCGACGAAGTGTCTGTCATTCCTGAGCAAACTGATGCAGGTGCGGCTGACACTTACACCATCACTCTTGAGTTCCCGACCGTAGCTGGCGGAACGACTGTGACCACGGCTGCGATTGCTTACAATGCCGTGCCTGCCACTATCGAAGGTGCCATCGACACTGCTATGACTTCGGCTTCGTTCCCAAGTTGGACGAACGCAGACATCAGCGTCTCTGGTTCCGGTGCGGCTGGTATCGACGACGGTACGGTCACGCTTACGTTTGACGGCACGTCTGTCAACAACATCCCCTGCCTCGTCACCTGGACTGCCACTGGCTTTACGGCTAATGGTAGCACGACCCGCTCGACCCCTGGTCAGGTGGATCGCAAGGCTGCTCAGGCTCTGTTCGAGTTGAACGTCATCTCTGGCAGCCTGTGGAACTCTGGTGAGCAACCCTCTGGCCTGACTCGTCCTGCAAGCAATGGTCAGAGCCGACCTCGTTACCAACTGATCCGCGATCTGGCTATCCAGGCTGCGGTTGAAGATGGTAAGGATTACATCTACGATGCCGTCGTGGCGTTGTATCCTGTTGTGTAATTCTGTTTTGAACCCGCCCGCTGTGCCATCGTAGGCGGGCGGGTTCTTTTTACCTTTGAGAGGGTGATATGTCTGAGCATCTACAGTTTGATTCCGAATGGGTCAATGCCTACTTTGAAAAGGGTGTTGATGTAATCAATCGCCGAGTCTTCCTTGGAGATATTGATGCCGAGACTGTTGACTTCTGCGTCAAGGGTATGTACTTGATGGAGACCAACGACTCAAAGAAACCCATTGAGTTGTTCATTTCTTCTTACGGCGGCAGCATCTACGATGCTCTCGCCCTCTATGACATCATGGGCACTATCTCGTGCCCGATTCACACGTTCGCATACGGTAAGTGTATGTCGGCTGCCCCTCTCTTACTGGCAGCCGGGGAACCCGGTCACCGCTGGGTAGCTCAGCACACGTTCTTCATGCACCACGACGGTGCCAGCGAGATGGAAGGCAAGACTACTTTCCTTGAAGCTGAGATGAAACATCTGAAAGACCTGGACAGAGCATGGACAACCCTGTTCGCCAAGCTGAGCAACAAGACCTTCAAGTGGTGGGATGATCGTAGCAAGCGATCTGGCGACTTCTACTTCACAGCAGAGGAAGCCATTGAGTGGGGTCTTGCAGACTCCATCTGGAGCGAACGTGACTAACCTATAACGGAGCAAACATGAGCAGGCGTAGACAATCACGCGACCGAAGCGAAAGACCTGAAGGAAGCGGATTCAAGCCACGGAGTGTATCAGCACGAACCCCAAGACAAAAGGAGTATATCAAGAGCGTCGTCGATAATGACATCACGTTCTGCTTCGGCCCGGCAGGCACGGGCAAGACTCACATTGCGGCTGGCATGTCAGTCCAGATGCTGAAGAGAAAAGGCATCGAACGAGTCATTGTTTGCCGACCGGTCGTATCGGTTGGCAAGGACATTGGTTTTCTACCGGGAACTCTGGAAGAGAAGATCGGACCATATCTGGTCCCTCTCTTCGACGAGTTCTCTTGCTACTTGGAAAGAAAGAAACTCAAAGAACTGACTGCTGAGCACGTCATTGAGATGGTCCCGCTGTCTATGATGCGGGGACGAACCTTCAATGATTCCTTCATAATTCTTGACGAGGCTCAGAACGCAACGTATAATGAAATACGTATGTTGCTCACTCGGATCGGTCAGAACAGCACACTTGTGTTGTCTGGCGATTTACGTCAATCTGATCTTCCTAGTGACTGTCAAGGTTCGTTTGAAGAAATTGGTCGTAAGCTGGTGCAATTGGATGGCATCGGTTTGGTTGAACTCAAGGAAGAGGACGTTGTACGTCATTCTCTAATCGCCGCTATCGAAAGGATACTCTGACATGGAAATGTCTCCGTTTGCTCACTCTATCATGGAGATGAAATACTCTCACGAACTAGAGGGAGGCAAAGAGACTTGGGAGCAGATTTCATACCGTGCCACAAAGCATCCACTCAAAGCAGTTGGTGTGACGATGCGGGACAGACTCGCCAAGGACATCTGTCGTTATATCACAGAACGTAAGTTCATTCCAGGTGGTCGCTATCTCTATGCTAGCGGTCGCCCATTCCACCAAGTACAGAACTGCCTGCTGCTGCGGGCAACAGATTCCAGAGAAGGCTGGGCTGAGCTATTGCACAAGGCTGCGATGGCACTGATGACTGGAGCAGGCATCGGTGTTGATTACAGCGACGTGCGTCACAAAGGCAGCCGCATCCGAAAGACTGGTGGTCACGCCACTGGTCCGATTGCTCTCATGCAGATGCTGAACGAGTGCGGTCGAGGGATCATGCAGGGCGGTTCCAGACGTAGTGCGATCTGGGCTGGTCTCTCATGGAAACATGCGGACGTTCACGAGTTTATCAGGATCAAGAACTGGTCGCCCGAAGTCAAGGCGATGAAAGAGAAAGACTTCAACTTCCCGGCAACCCTGGATCAGACAAACATCTCGGTTCAGTTGGATGACGAGTTCTTTGAAGCCTATGCTGATCCTGAACACGACCTGCACTCGCAGGCTCACTCGGTCTACTGGGCTGTGACGAACCAGATGCTTGAGACTGCCGAACCAGGGTTCTCGATTGACACCGGCAAGAACAGCGGAGAGACACTTCGTAATGCTTGCACGGAGGTCAGCAGTCGTGACGATAGCGACATCTGTAACCTTGGTTCCATCAACCTCGCCAACGTAGAGAGCATCGAAGAGATGCGAGAGATCACCAGGGCAGCCACGGCTTTCCTGATGGCTGGCACGGTCTACAGCGACGTTCCCTATGCCGCAGTCGATCACGCACGCACGAAGAACCGCAGGCTTGGTCTGGGCGTCATGGGTGTCCATGAGTGGCTGCTGAAGAGAGGCAAGCCTTATGCTCCCGACCATGACCTGAGTCTATGGTTGCTGGAGTATGCCAAGAGCGGCAAGTACGCGAGAGAGTTCGCCAAAGAGTGGGACCTGAGTGTTCCCAAGAAGACTCGTGCAATAGCTCCGACCGGGACAATTGGTATCATCGCTGAGACCACCACTGGGATCGAGCCGATCTTCTGCGTGGCGTTCAAGCGTCGATACCTGAAGGGTGACCAGTGGCACTACCAATACGTGATCGACCCAACCGCGAAGCGGCTGATTGCTGAGGGCGTGTCGCCAGAGAGCATCGAGGATGCTTACTCACTCGCACAGAATGTGGAGCGGCGTGTAGAGTTCCAAGCGTGGGTTCAACAGTATGTTGACCATGGGATCAGCAGCACGATCAATCTGCCAGCTTGGGGATCAGAGTACAACAACTCTGGTCGCGTGATGGAGTTTGGCAATATGCTGATGAAGCATCTGCCGAACATCAGAGGCGTGACGTGCTATCCAGATGGAGCACGGGGAGGACAACCCCTCGTGCCTGTCGCCTATTCTGAAGCGATCAAGCACGAGGGTGCTGAACTCGTAGAAGAATCAGTTGACGTGTGCAGCCTCACCAAGGGCGGTAGCTGCGGGGAGTAACCCGCTCCGTCCTGTAGTAACCACCGTTGCGATCCTGGAGACGATAGTATCTCCAGGATCGCACCTGCACTGACTCGCGTGGATCAGGGAGAGCCTCAACGTGAGGTCTCACTGGAGGCGTGTCCCGGTACTTGCTTGGCAAGAATATCCAGGACACCGCGAACATTAGAACGAAACGATTCATCGGTTGTCGCCGTCACCTTTCAAGACTCCACGTTCCTTGCGGTCGAACAGTTTGTCAAGGTTTCTCTCGCACACCTCTACAAGAGGAACATCAAACTGTCCCGCAAGGGACTGGATTCTGATAACGATGTCGCCGATGCAGGCAGAGATGACCTGCACTTTGATGTGACGATCTTCCTCGTTGCCATCACCACGGAGAATCTTTTTGACCCGCCCGCAGATGATCGCAGCGTTGGTGAACAATGCCTGACCATCTGGTAGGTTCTTGAGGTCTGGGTTCTCGTGGCAGACGTGGAGTGGGATTCCGAGGTCGTAAGCGAGGACCGCACAATACCACATGACATCACCCATCTCGGCAACCAAGTTGTCAAGGTCGGCAAGGTCGGTTGATAGTAACTCACCGATCTCGTCCACCAACCCAAGTGCTGGGTAGGTGATCTGGTTTTCCTTCGGGTAGACAGCGGTCGTCACTGCCTGCTTCTGGTAGTCGTCCAGGGTTATAGACCCAACAGTTGTTTCTTCGCTAGCCATTCTTCACGCTCTCTTTCAGTTGGAAACTGGTAATTAGGATCGCGGATAGCCCGCAGATCACAGACGGTCAGTGTCATAGCCTTCAGGTGGTAGTCGCTGAACGCTTGACAAGAGACAGGAAACAATCCGACCAAGATGTCGTAAATTGCGTTGGCGTATTGCCTGATCTCAAGCTGAGCGTGCGAGTCCATCCGTAAGCCGAGGAAGTGCAACCAGCCTCGCAGGTCACACTCAACAATCGCTTCAGTGTAGGTGCTCAGTGGTAGGTCCTTGCGTGCCTGCTCCCTGGCAACCCCCAGCTTCAGACGACGCTGATACACACCCTCAATGTGAGAGTGTAGCTGAGCCTCGTCGAAGCTAAGTGTGTGGGCGATCTCTGGAGAGATGCACCCATCGCTTCCTTGTTTGTTGTTGCTCGATTGAGCACGCCAGTCACTCGCCACTTGGCGAGAGTCAATTGCTGGCTTGTATCGAGTGCTGTACTCATTGATGGAGAATAGCCGGTGTCGGACGAACTGACGCCAAGCATCCATCGGAATCCTAATACCAATCTTCAGGATACACATTTCAAATGGCGTCCAATGTTTGTGCCTCATCAGATACCGAAGCAGCCGCTCGTCTTTCGCGTGGTCAGCGTCTTCTGACACGCCTACGTAAGACGTTCTGGCTGCTTGTACGACTGCATGGTCGTTGCCCATGTGGTCGATGTACTGGACGAAGCCATCATTCAAAACAGGAATCTTCATAGTCATGCCTAAATGTAAAAGATGTAAGGGAAAGAAAATCGTGGTTCCAAAGATCACGTTTCAACGTGGGATCAAGAACCCGCGAAAGATTCTTGGTCCCAGTGCCAAGGCTAGACTTCGAGCCGAAGCAACTCCCGATAAACCTTCGCAGTAGCGATGCAGTCGGCGAGAGCGTCGTGGTGATTGTCTAAGGGTATTCCCAATGTCTCACACAGTGCCTTCAATCCAACGCGACTGAAGGGGACTGCACGATTCTTCCACACGGCTTGATCGTTCAGGCCCAACGCCATAAACATCGTGTCTCGTCCACGTCGATGGAAATACTTCTCAAACCCCTGGACGCCAAGCCAGTGCTTGGTGAAGGGGATGTCGAACGGGGCGTTCTGTGTCAAGTAGATCAGCTTCTTATGCAGAGGCAGATTCAGTCTCTCAAACCATTCGTCGAAATAGTCTGCGACCTGCCAACAGTCTGGTTCCATCGCTAGCTCAGCGAGGTCGAGACCGTTGACTGCCATCGCTTCTGGGTCGGCTCGCTCTGGATGATCTGGCTTTATGTTCATGTAGAACGGAGCAGTGTCAAGCGGATCGAGGTTGCCGTCCAGCGGGACGACTGCTACCTGAACGATGTCATGGTAGCCGTCCACCAGCCCGGTGGTTTCGAGGTCCAGTGCGGCAAGCAAGTTGCCATTGAGATTTATCATTTCACCCTCGGTACGTATCTGGACCGTCCACGTCTTCATGCGTGAATGGTTGTTTGTGTTCTTCGTACTTGTCCAGGAGTTCCTTTGTCTTCTGGTTCAACGACTTGATGAAGTCGAGCGTCCCTGGCGGGCGGTCGTCAACCATCTTGTCTCGAAGCATTGCGTCACGCAGTACGACCAACGAAGTGATCGCCTTGGTGATATGGCTGAGACCAGAGTCAGGGTCAACGTCTTCGCCTTCCCACCAAGCAGTCAGGTGGCGTAAGGTGGCATCATAGTAGATGCTGGAACGCACACCGATGGCTCGGTAGTTGTGCCGACCATACTTGATGGCACCCTCCAGCATACCGACAGCGACCTCAGCGATCACTGGAGCAGATACCGTAGAGAACGCCACCTTGCTGCAACCGATGGCGTCCTTTGGGTTTGACTCTTTGATGACATCTTCATTCATATTCACACTCTCTTTCCAGTTGATGGTCTCTAATATCCACTGGAATCCTTTCCACGTCAATCCAGTTTTCATCCATTTTTCCTTCCATGATTTGTTGAAGGTCTGTTTGCTTTGGAGGCTCGTTGAAAATGAAACGCTTCAAAACCTTGCCCTGAGCAGTCATAAGTCTTACACGGTACATTTGACCAACCTCCCGTTCTTCTCATTGAGTTCGTAGGGAGCATCACAGGACTTCTCGCTGGGATCAAGTGATACGTTTGCAATATAGTTCTGCTTGCCTCTACCAACGCCAATAACATATTTGTCGCTCCTGTTTCTCAGTAGTTGAAGTAAAGCCTTGTTCTTTTCCGGTGTTGTGTTTTGCAGTGTGCAGAACTTGAAGTACGCCTCGTAGAAGTCAGTGAACTTCACGAGTCCACCTGGACAAGAGTGGAGCGTTTCCGCCGCGAACGCCTCCCACGGTTTCTGGTTCATCGCTTCAAGTTCAACCTTGTCGCGGCTTGCCAGCATGGGAACCCGCAGACGGTCAGGCGTGTCTGGCAGGTGAGTAGTCATAATCGTCCGCAGGAAGAACGGTGCTTCCTCACGCAGCTTGCGTTCCATCAAACCCTTCGGTATCTTCTTGGCACCGAGGACGCTGATGGCGAGTGCAGTGATGCGTGTGTCGCCGTCTTCCATCGGACACGAGGTAGGCGAGTTTGCCATCTGTACCATCTTCAGAATGTTGTTCTGAGTGTACGGGGTCTCGCCTTTCTTAGTCACGGTCAAGGTCTTGCCTGTGATCCATTCCTTCATCCTGGAGTAAGCACCCTCGCGGATAACGCTGAGGTCTTTCTCTTCGATGAACCCGATCACTGCGTTAGCGATTTCATAGTTGAACCCACTCGGATTCGTTAGGGCACCACTGGCACTGACAACCGAGCCATGAGTGAACAGGATAGACGCCGACTCATGGAAGATCGACTTCCCTGAATCCTGTGGTCCGTACAAGAAGAGGTACGGCAACGGTTCGAGCGGATACCGAATGAGGGCAGCCATCCAGCACCGAAGATAGTCGGCACCAGTTTGTAGTCCCCACTGCTGACACCAGAGCGTCTGCTTCACCGCAGCGTTGAGAGATTGACCAATGTGGTCATAGATCATATCCCAGTGCGGGTGTGGTCCAGGAGACAAGGAAGGCTCGATTGCCAGTTGTGGAGCGTTCTTGTTCCACTCGCGTTCGCCGATGTACTCTGGCGAGAAGGGCAAGCAGACCAGCTTCCAAGGATTGTCAACCGCAGCGTCCTTGACGAAGTCAGCTTCCTTGCCGAACTTCTGCCGTAGCCGTAGACCGACAGTGGACTCGTTGTGATTGATCCAGCCTTGGGTCGTGTTGACACACCAGCCGTAGACTTCCTTCTGCTCGGTGATCATACTCCTGACAACCTTGTCGGCTTCCTCCAGCGTGGTCATCATCCTGACCTCTGGATTAGATACCACTGGCAGCGTCAGGCTGCTACCGTTCTTGCCTTGATGCCAGTCAGCTACCTGATCCTTGGTGACTGCCATGAAGGTTCCGTCGTTTTTCCTCACAACCTCAACAGCACCCTGAAGGTGGTAATCAAACTTGTGACCCATGGCTTCCATGGCTTCCTTCAACCGTGACGGCTCAAACACGAACTTGTTTGAACTCGGCTTGGACGCACAGTAGGAACTCAGAATGTGATCCGTGGAGACATCCTGGTTGTAGTAACACCACGTAGACTTGTCATGCTTGTGCCACACAGGATGCTCTGTGATGCCAACTCCGAATCGCTTCACCTGGAAGACGCCGTCCGCTCGTGGAGTGATGTAGCAATTCGGCTTCGATTTGTCGGTGCCACCGGAGAGTGTCTCGAACAATCCCTTTATCGGATTGCCTGCCTTCTTTCGAGACTCGTAGAGTTCTTTGAGGGCACAGGTGTGCGTATGTGCCATGTTGAACTCGCCGTTCCAGATGAACGAATAGTCGAGCATCTCAAGTTCTTTGAGGATGGACTTGTGCTCGTCGTCGAGGTCATAGACTTTGTAGTCGCCGTCTGACTCAGCCTTGTTGCCGGAATCATCGAATCCTTTGTGGGTCGTCTTCCGATTGGGATTACGCAGCGACTTGCCAGCGTAGTCTTCGATGTCGGCCCACCCGATAGCCTCACTGGCATCTTGAATCAGAGAGAAACCAGGATGACCTTCGGGAGAAGAATCAGCCCAGAACCAAAAGATGACGCCCTTGACATCCATGTGCTGGGCGAACTCGTACCCTGAGTCTTCGGTCATCTTTTCCAGAACAGCCAATGCAACTTGCGTGTGCTCGTTGTGGTTGACTGCTTCCGGCTGGTCGTCCTCGTCGAAGAATACGTAAACATGCACACCCTGCCCGCCAGTTGATCTGACGAGGGTGACGTAGGGCAACGCCTCCAGACGTTTGACGACGCCTGCAAGTTGCTTCTCTGTCACAGTGGTTGTGCTGGGAGCGTGACCCTCTTCCATGTCGATGTCGAACGCGACCGCGACAGACCGTTTGGTCTTCCAGTTCCACCATGTGGAACCAATGCGGGTCAGATGCACAGACGGATCGAACCGAAGGTTCTTGTCCTTATAGAACGGATCACTGCCAGCCTTGTAAGGCCAGCGATGGTTGCACCATTCCTGTTCGCCGTCTGTCCAGACGTTGCTGCCCTCTTCCACCTCATTGCTTCCAGGGTGGACAAGGAACTGTGATTCAAGATCGACCGACCAACGCTCGATAAGAAATGGTGACTCACTCTTGTGTGCTTCGAGAAACGTCTCGATGCCTTTGCGAATTGAACTCATTGAAATCTCCTGTGGTTTCTTGGGTACACACTATATTAGTGTCACTTTTTGTGGCATCCAATGAAAATCTTTCGTATTGGGGAGGAAAGGGGAGAAAAGTGGGGAGGATGGTCTCGACGTAAAGTCTGTCTCACCAACGACTTACGCCAACCGGAATCTCGTACTCCCCTTTGCTCCCCATTTTGTAAACCCTTTGCCAGTAACGACTTAGGTTGGCTGGGGTGGTCAAATGGGGAGTAAATGATAATACTGTGAATCAGAAGTTCAAGAAAGATTCATAATCATATTGTATTCTGCGGTATGTGACCTCCCCACCATTTGCACCAGATCATCATAAACCTATGCCACCACACGACTTAGACCGTGGGGAGCAGCAACTTTTCCGCCCTTTTTGGTCCTCATTTGCATTTTTATTTGCACGGTT